GCTTCCGGCTCCTTCGGGCGATCCTTGGGGGCCAACTTCTCGTCAACCCATTCCTCGTAAATCGCCTGATCTTCGTCGGAAAGCTTCTTGCTCGGGTCTTTCTCCGTGATGCTGATTAGCTCGGCAAGACGGTATGCCTTTTCATCCGGGTTTACTGCGGCCTTGGGGGTTTCCTTCGCTTCGGCTTTCGCCTCCGCAGGCTTGGCGGTTTCGGTTGAAACGACTTCTGCTTCCGGCGCGGCGTTATCCGTTACGGGCGCGGCCTCGGTTGCAATGTTCTCAGTACTCATGGTGCTGCCTTTCGGTTGAGCGGGTTATACCGGGGTTGCATTGCTGGCCCCGGTCGGTGCGGGAAAGGCGGCTTGTGCCTCCCTGTCCGCAACATTCTGCAAGTTCGACATCTGGTCGATCTTCATATTTTGGTCTTGAATCTGCTGCGTCTGCTGAACCTGCTGCTGCAACACTTGGGAGTGCTGCTGGACGAACTTCTGCAAGTCCGCAGGGGCGTCACCGAGCTTCAAGAGGTAAAGCGTCAATTGGGTAGCCAGCACGGGGTCGCCCTGAACCGTGGCGCTCTCAAGGAGCTTCCCGACCACCTTGGAGGTCTTGTCCTTCATCGTGGGGGACTGCCAAGAGTCCTCGAAAACGATGTCGTAAGCGTCCGCATCCTGCAAGGAATTGACCCTTTGCACCTGCCCGAACTGGTCAACGATGATCTGGTTGATAACCATGTAATCTTCGTCGTCTGGGCTGTTCTTCTGGACGATCCTAACCACCTGTTCGGAGGTGTAGTACTCGTTCCAGTAGTACATCCAGAGCTTCGCCCGCTGCGTCAGGAAGTTCATGTAGTTGGTTATCTGAACTTGAGACTGCACCGAAGCCTGCTGAATACGCTGTTCATTCAGGGCGGCGGGGGTACCAGCACCTTCCGAGAACCCTTGCAAGCTAGGGGGGGTGGAGCTCGTCTCTTCTATGTTCTGGGTGGCAAAGTTCAAGCCCTTGTCGGTGTCAGCCGTAAGCGTACCTTGAGGTACAATCGCTACAGGGGCCTGACCTTGCCAATCCGGTTTAGTCCAGAACACCCGGTCACCATCCGATGCGTTCTGTTCAAAGTCCCGCATCCCGGCCTCGTCAAAGGCGTTCGGGTTGGCGATACGGGACACGCCAGAGGCGTTTTTAGCCTGCGCCAACGTATTGACCATGAGGGAGTCAATGACCTTGTTCGGCCCGACCATATGCTCTACGTGACCGCTAGGAACCCCGCCGACATCCTCGTCTACAAGCTCCACAAAGGGGAACATGATCTTGCGGGTAACGGGGTCGCGGGGCTGGCAATGGTACGGGCCGTTGTACAGGTAATCCGAAACCGAAGTACAGGCAACGGCGAGGAAAAGGAACTCTTCGGGCTCGTTGTAAAGCTGGTGGTGGGGGTTTTCGGTCTTGTACTCGCTCCGCTTCTCGATGGAGAGGTCAAACCCCAAATCTTCACGCTCACCTTTAGGGGACACGCCGAAATAGAACCGCTTGGAGACTTTGTAGAACCGCTCAACGACCAGATAACGTCCGTTTTTCTGATCGAAATACTCATTCTGCCGATCCGCCCAAGGCTTGTCCACCTGATACACGATAGAGTCGGGAGCGACGAGGCAAGACCGAATCATTTCCTCTTTTTCAGGGAAAAGCGTGATAAGGTCGTCCATCGAGTAGAACCCGCGACGGTCGATGAAGCGGCAATCCCGATTCGTGACCAAATCCCTACGGTTCGGGTCGGGGTAAATCCCGAAGTTGTTGCAGTTCTTGACCACGATGTAAGGCGGTCTGCCGGGGGACTGCTCGACAAAAGACTCTTGCCAGCTATTGCCCCCGATCCAGCTTTCCCGAATCATGTCAATATCACGGACGCGAACTTCATTATTGAAAGCCGTGTAGTGGTACAGGGCCGAATAGACATCGGCAAGATTCTGATCCGAAGGCTCTCTAGGAGCGGGCTTTACGTCGTACCGATTCTGGATGATTGCCCCGATGTACGTCCGCTCGGAGGCTTTCATTTTGGAAAAGGCAATCGCCGCCTTCCGCTTTTTGCGGAGAATCGTTTTTTCCTCGTCCGTCCAATGCGTGTCGGGGTGCATGAAGTCGTGGTAGTACTCACGCATCGACTGGAACGGCTCGTAGTACGTCATCACCGCCATGCTCGCGTTGAGCAGGTCGGAAGCGGCTTTGGAGTTCTGGAGGTTCAGAACGGAATAAACAGCGGGATCGGCTTCTTGCTCCACCCCGTTAGAGCGGGGGGAGAACAAACCTTTGACGGCGCTAATGATTCCCATGCCGTCAACTTAACGGCGAACGGGAATCCTTTATAGTGCTACACTGTGTTACCCAAGCGTGGGAAGATTCTGAATATCTCCCGGCGAACAAGAGGGTGCGGGAGGCGCAACCCATACTCGTACATTCTCACGGTGTTGACATGAACGTCTAATATCTCCGCAAGGCGTGGCTGGCTCAACATCTTCCCCGGCCTGTGGGGGTCTGGGGTCTTTAGTCTTTCCTCACGGAACAGAATTGCAAAGCTGCGGCTCATACTGGAACCACCGGATAGTATGAATAGCCGCCCGGAAACGGGCTATCCGTTGCTAAAATACCGATGTCATAGAGCCTTTTTACGGCAGACTTGCGGAAGGTGGGGCAATTCGTGCCCAAGTTGTCCTTAATCTCCCCCATCTTGAGGTAAGCCCAAAGGAGGTCGCAGCCCTTCTCAATCTCTCCCGAATCAATCAAGAGCATTCCAAGGAGCCACTTGGCATCCGGCTTCCGGTTGGTTTCGAGAAGTTCCACGGCCCCCGGCTTACCCTGCCTGTCGAGGCACAAGGCAAGCGTGTAGCGGATATGATCGATGAAGTAGAGGTCTTCCCCCTTGCTGTGCTCCAAAGCCTTCTCAAGGGCTTCCTGTGCGCTCTGGTGGTCTTTCATGGTGAGGTAGGAAACCCCCACGTTGTACCACTTGAAACAGTTGTCAGGCTCCTTTAAAAGCAGGGCAAGGTTCCTCTCCGCTTTCTTCGCTTCCAAGGCTGGGTCGGAATACCCTGTATGCTGGATGGTGATATTGGTCTGCACCATAGGCAAGCCTAGCCGGGTAGCGTTCTCATGGTAGGACTCATGGACAAGCCCCTTACATCCCCCGATTCCACCCCATACAAGGCCCGGAAGACGGGGGAATAGGCGCGACTGGTGGAAGGCGTCTTTTACCTCTCCATCCTTTCCGGTGTTCTCCACCTTGAAAGCGAAGTGACAGGCTTGAAGGGCTGTCATGTTGCCGGGCTTGTGGATTAGAGCGGAGATAAGGCCAGCGGTTTCACGTGAAACAACGTCGTCGGTATCGAGCCAGAGCACCCAATCCCCGGTGCATTTAGAGAGGGCTTCATTGCGGGCTGCGGCGAAGTCATTTACCGTGCCCACGTTAATACAAACCACCTCGTCAGCCCAAGGAAACTCCGGTTTACGGTCGTCAGGGGCAATCATGCACACCGAAAGGCGCATTGGCTTCAACTTGGGAGCCATGATCTTGCACCCCCACAATTCTTCGCTGCTAGGCACGTCCTCCCCGTAGAAATCAAGCAGCTTGGCCCGCATCGCGGCTTCCGATTCCTTGATAAGCCTGTCCTTCTCGGGATTCATGTTCATCGAAGTATGCCCTTCATGGTGGACGAACACCCCGGTAGCAATCCGCATCTTGTACGCGGCGCGCTGAATCCTCCAAGACAGGTCTAGGTCGTCGCACCCAAGGAACAGTCTTTCATCCATACCGCCAAGCTCCTCGAATGCGCTCCGCTTAATCATGAAGCAGAACCCGATAAGGAGCAGGGTATCTACGAAGCCTCGATCTTCCCCGCCGTACCGTTGAACTTGCTGGTGTCCGGCGACGTAGTTGGATACAGGCCCAACCGCTACGCACTCGTCGTCAAGCCCTGCGGCCATTTGTGAGGCCCAATCACCAAAGACTAGGGTGTCAGGGTTCAGGAAGATTAGGGTGTCGCCTTGGGCCTGTTTGGCCCCTAGGTTGCAGCCTGCCGCAAAGCCTACGTTGTCCTCGGTGTTGTCGCGGACAATTATCTCGTAGTCCTGAATCCCGCTCGACCGGACGGACTGAATACACTTCTCTAGGGAGGCGTAGTCTTTGTATGCGACGATGATGATTGAAAACTTCATGCTTTCAAACCCCAGAAGCGGAAATCGCCGTCTTTGTCCTCGATGAAGAAGTCTCGGAAACTAGGCTTGTCAGGCCACGGGTTGAACACTTCCCAAAACATTTCCTTTGTGATATTCCCGTAGTAATCCGTGGTCGCGGGGGAGTCTGCCGGGCTTGTTCGGGTCGTGCCGTGTTCGGGTCGTCCCGTGCCTCCCGCCGTGATGATTAGCGTCCCACCGTTATCAAGCATATCCCACATGGCGCGGATTGATTCGGCCCAATGCTTGTCGTGTTCTAGTGCCTCACAAGAAATGATGGTGCCATATGGCTCATGCTCTAGAGGCTCCCAAACGCATTGTTTGAACGCGACAACATGGTAATCCATATCCACGCACGGCCCCGGAGACAGGTCTAATCCCGTGTAATCGCACCCATCGAACAGCGTCCTTACCGTGCCGTTTATGTACCGACTGCCTACCTCTAAAACCCGCTTCCCCTTGAAAGCCTCGGGGAACTTGGCCTTCACGCCCTCTACGAAATCCCATGCTTCCTTGTGCATTAGGGCTCCTTCGACTTGTTCTTGCTCCCCGGTTGTCTGCCTCGACGTTTTACTGCGGGTACATCTTCAACAATTCTTTCAGGCTCATGTACTTGATCGGCCACCCCTCCCATAACTTCCCCGTCTTCGGGTTCGGATAAGACGGGCATATCGGGAGGGTTCGAACCTGAATCTTTGGCTTCTTCAACGGCACTTTCAGCCCCCTTGGTTTCAAACAGAATCTTCAAAATCCCGGCCCCTACCTGCCAATCCAGCCCACCTGATTGATACATCGCCATATGCTTCTTACGAAGCCCCATCCATGCACTACGGAGAGCGGGGTTGTTTGACCTAGGCCCGATCCCAAGGAAGATTACGAGCGTGCCGATCTTCGTGAATGGAAGGATAGCGTCTACCTTCGCCGTGCCGTACACCGTGATAAGGTCGTACTTCCCGGCAGGGGCTAGGCTCTTGTTAACCTTGATCTTCATTTCGGAAATGTTCTTCGGCAAAGCATCCCCGATGTAGTCCATGTCCAGAACCCCCAGGTTCTCCGCAATGAACCGCTCGGCTCCAAGTGTCTCCGTGCCTACGCAGAGCATCCGGTGGCCCTTAATCCACGCCCTGCTCTCGCTGATTACTGCGGCGACCTCTTGGGGGGTGGATTGAATCTCATACCCGCCTTTGGCATTCCAAGTAGAGCGGGGGAACTTCTTGTAAAACTTGATGGGGTCATGGTTTCCCGAAAGGAAAGCCCGGTCAATCAATCCACCACTCATTTTGCCTCCCAAATGAATTTCATCCACGTTTCGATTTTCTCTTCCTTCTCAACGCCCTTTTCGTCCTTGACCATCTTCTTAATGGTTTGCAAGACGGGCTTACCGAATACGATGAACCGCTTACGGGTAATCCAAACCCGGGAGTAGGGAACAAGCTTATGGCCGAGAGGCTTGGTCTTGTCCTCCACCATGTCGTTGCCTTCGTCACTACCGAACTGATAGCCAAGAAGGACAAGGAGGCCGCGATTTCCGTTCAGAACCTTCTTGAACGCCCATGCAGGCAGCAGTTCCTTGAAGGTGTCCCGCCACCACTCCCCTAGCTTCAAAGCTCTGAAACGGGCTGTCTGCTCACGGGTAGCAAGCATGGCTTCCTCCCGCTTGATCGCTTCGTCTACGGCTTCCGCTTTGTTGTTGTAACCAAAAGCCCTAGCACCCTTACGGTTGAGGCGCATGGCCGGGTCATCATTCAGGATACCCATAATCTGCGGGTCTTGAAGGTCTTTGAGGAACCTACCCCAATTCTCTCCCTTACCGTTGGGATCGTGGTTTACGTTCTTTGCCATGTATTCTCCTAGATGTATGCGCTTACGGGGTCGGTTGGTTTCTCGCGTCTATAGCCGTAATCGCCACGTTGAGGGGTGTTCTCTTTAAAGAACGTATCGGGTGTCCAATCCCTCACGTAGTTCCATATTGCCAAGGCTTTGGCTCTATCGGGGCTTCTTCCTAGTGAGGGTTTACCGTCAGGCCATTGAGAACGCCTCAAATCCTCACTTGAGCTTATCCACATCTCCCCACTTGCCAGCTTGTTCTCTCTGAACCTAAAAGCTAAAACTTCCTCACGCAAAAGGTGAAGATTATCGTAGTAGCCCTCCTCCAAAGTAAGCGGGGTAAGGTCGATATTCCCGAACATGAAATCTTCACGGAGCTTCCACATGATCTGCGCTTGTAGGTTCTGGAAATGCAGCTTTACCGTTCGCTTCTCTTGCTCTTTCTCTAGGTCATAATCCTTGTGGCGAATGGGGTTTACACGGCTTGCGGCTACCGAGTCTATGTCTTGCATGGAGGTATAAACGCCTGAGCCTGTCCCTACGGTATCGACACCCCCGCGCATTTGGTAGATACCACCATCCCGAATTTCTTTTACGAGTAACCGTGCCATTTCGGGGTGTTTTACGAACTCTACCCACTCGGTAGCCCGTTGAAGCTGGTTTCCTCGTCCGTCATACTTGACGGTCTTATCCCCGCCTTCGGAGTAATCCACGCCAAACGCCTTTTGGCCTTCCTTGTACTCGTTCTTACCGTTTACCGCCGCCTCCCACCACTCGGTTTTAACAAGCTGTTCGGGGTCGTCAACAATTACCAGCTTCCCGAACTTGTGCGCCTGTCGCAAAGCCTCTGTAGGGAGCATGTCAAGTCCGCGCTCATAGTCGGGATCGCCTAGCTTGTTCTCGTCCCGAACCCCGAAGAACCAAGCCCGGCTGAACCCGCCGTCCTCTTTGTTAACCCGAACATCACGGCCATTAACCGTCTTAAACCACCCTACCTGTCCTTCGTCTAGGCTTTTGGGGAATCTATCCCACACCCAAATAGCACCGGGGCCGTCAGGGTTAGCCCCGCTCCGAACCCCTTTAATAATCGTAGGGTCAGAACAGCGGAGATTTCGGAACATATACAGGTAAGGCATCCGGCTGAATTGGGCCAACTCATCCCAATAAATCTTACTGAACTCATGCCCCTGCCATGAAAAAACGTCTTTCTCGTCCTTTAGATAGCTCATCCAGAAACGCGCACCGGAAGGGAATAGCCAATAACTCTTTTGCTCCTTCCACTCTCCCCCATAGCTAGGGAAAATACGCTGGAACTTGTTAATCAAGTCCTCTAAATCCTTGTAAGCCTTACGGAAGATGATAGCGTTGTGAAGGGGTTTTCCTACGTCATAGAGGTAGTCTAGGGCATAGCTAATCCCTTTCCCTGTCCCTGCCTGTCCAATCCAAGCCGCCTCGTCTACAGAGGACGAAACGAACTTCTGTTGTCGTCCCGCTTGGGGAGACCAAATAGTCACTCCCTCTTGGGGTTCAGACACGGGCATCCTTTGGGGGAAGTTGGACGATGGCGGGGGTCTTTACCTCAATACCTCCCGAATGCTCTAAGGGTGCGATTCGGGGATAAATGGAAGTCCAGAAAGACGCCTCGTTCTTCGGGTCTTGCTTTGTCCATTTAAGCATCCCTGCGGCCCCTCCTAGCCCCGTAGCGACCTCAATGATTACCGCCTTGACCTCTTGGGTCAGTTTGTTGGGGGTTCCCGCTTTGCGGCCCTTACTTGGGTTAGGCTTTCCCTTTACGAATGGCATGGTAGATTACGCTTGTTTAGCATGGGATGGTTTACCCTTCAACGATTCCACTTCCTGCTCTGTCAGTTCCCGGATGTTCTTGAACTTGGGTTTGCGGCCCTCGAAATGGTTGAACAGGTTGGGGGAGCGGTAAAACTCCTTCGCCTGTTTCAACTTCTTCCTCCATGCGTCGATTCGTGCTGGAGGAATCTCTATTGACGTTCCCATCACTTCCCCTTCTTTACCTTTACGGCTTTGCCGGAAATGTTGGGGAACATCTTGGGAGGGGGGATTTTGGGGGTTTTCATTGGGGCTCCTTTAGTCTGGCTCACTTCGTCCCCTCCTGTTGGTTGGCCGCTTTGCGGATGATTGCCATTTGGTTCTCGACGACATCCTCCGAAAGGTAGGGGCGAAGAAATACTGTGACTTGCTTTTGCTCGACGCTCTGTTCCGGTGCTTGTGGGGTCATTCCGCTACCTCTGGCTGTGAACTAAACCCCAAAGCACGTTTCGACTGCTCAAGCCGCTCTAATACTCCGGGAGTAGCGGCGAGATTGTTGATGAAAGCCTCTGTGTAGCCTTCTGGAAGCTCTACGCCGTCTAGCTCCCTTTGTGTCGTGGGGGTGGTCATGGGGGGGTAAAATCCGCGTTTTCTGCACGTTCTTGCGACAATTCAGCCGAATCTACCGCCCCTTCGATGTAAGCCCACCGTAACGCCCGGTAAAGGTCTTCCGTGTTGTCGATTGAGTCGAACAGCTTATGATTGATTAGGAGCCACGCTGCGAACTTGGCTGGCGTTCCGTCACCCCAAGGAGATTGAATTCTAGGTTGCGGGGCGTGGCCAAGGTTATATCCCGTTTTTTGGTTGCCGCCGAAAAGTGTTCCGTTCATCCCTGCCTCCGCGAAATGCTTGGCCTACTCGCCTAACAATACCTAGTGAAAGGTTATGGTCGCACTGTCTTTTGAAACGCCCTCGACCTGAACTGCTTGACTTTCGGCTTGCACAGAAACTTTAGTGACCTCCCCGCCTATCCGAAGAAAACCCCGAGGGATTTTATCAGTGGGGAGGAGCCTTTAGCGTAATCTTGGCCGGGCTTGATTCCGGCTTGTCAATCCTACTCCTAAAAACACTATTTCGGCTTTTAAGGGGCTTTGAGCGTGTCCATCCACGCCGCAAGATTACTGATTCAAATTTACTTCCGCGACTGAATCAATGCAACTACTTTGCAAATGTTTATAATGGCTACACTAGTGTAAATGATTTATGGATAAAGCCGCGACCCGACAACACAACTCAAAAGGTTGACATGGGTGAAATTATTATTACCCTTGCAAGCATCACTATCTAGGAGGTGTTATGCGCGGAATCAGTGTGCAGGAATGGGCGGCGAAGTGCGGCAGGAGCTATACACGGGCGCGGATGCTCGTTTCCCGCCTCGGGGGAGAGGCGAAAAAAGTGCCAGCTGGACAGCCCGGGGCCGGATCATGGGTCATTTCCCCCGCCGCAGGATGGCCAGCCGGGGAGCGGGGACGGCCAAAATCGGCTAAAATCGTCAATTCTGAAAATATTTCGGGGGGATGAAAAATATTTGCAAAACCCTCTTGACTTATTTGCAGGATTGCATATATTTGTATTCAGAGGGCAGGGGAAACCGCCCGACACCCGCAGGTAGCGGGGAGACAGGGGAAGCAAGATGAGCGACGTTACCATTGCAGACGTTAAGGCGCAATTCACCAACATTGTACGCGCGGCGACGCGGGATGATAAAGGAAAGACACCCGTGCAAATTCGTGAAGATCGGGCGGTCAAGGCTGCGGTCATCGCGAAAGCCCTTGACAGGCTGGCTGACGAACTAGGTCTATAAATCGCGCCATAACCTGTAGGGCTACCAATGGCGTTCTCCCGGCCATGCGAAATACGGGGGGCGAACAACTAGGCAAGCCGGACGCCTTTGAGGACGGCAGGAAAGGAAAGGCAACATGAACAACTCAATCGACACCCTTGACACCGTGGCCCGCTCCGACTGGAACCAGCGCAAGCAAATCGGCTTTCGCCCCCTTTCGCGCTATGTTGGAACCATCAAGGTTTCCAAGACGGCCAGCCCGGAAATGATTGGCGCAATTCACCATTCCAAAGCTACACCGCGCCTCATTCTGACCCGCTGACGAGCCTTCGGGCGAAACTCAATGCCGTGAGGCACGGAGTACGGGTACCACCCTCCCCTCCAAGTAGGAGCGGAGACAAACATGAAGGGGGATGAACGTGAGCAGACCAAAATACGGCGACCGAGTAACCGCCAAAATGAACATCCACACATCAAAGGCTGGCCAACATGGCATACTCACTAGCCGACGCCATGCTGAAAGCGAGGGAGAAATGATCCAGAATGAACTGAAACGGTGTCCGTTTTGTGGGAAGAGGGCGAAGCTCGCAGACTTCACCGCCAGACCGGTTGCCTCTTGGGTTCTCATGCACAAGGAGCGCGGATGCCTTGTCCGCATAGTCGAGGACTTCGCGACCGAAAAAGCAGCGATTACCGCATGGAATCGCCGCGCCCCCACCCCCAAGGAGACGCCATGATCCGCCCCACTCCCATCATCGGCTGCGCCCACGGCATCCTGCCCGAACGGGTAACCCTAGGGGAGCTATCCCGCCTAGAGTCCCAAGGGAAGCACCGTTTGGCCGTCTGGTGGGCTAGACTGCTGCACGGGGTGGAAGAAACTAGCCTATCGGAAGCCCCGGCTAACTTTTTCAAAGAACCGCAACACGGGCCGGGAATCCGGCTGTAGATTGAAAATGTCGGGCGATGCTGAAACATCCCCGACGCGACCACTCACCGAAAAACAGGAGCATACAATGAGTGATACCATACAATCTACGGCGGCGATTTCGCAAAGTCAACCGACCGTGGATGAAATAATTGACTCCCTCGGCGAGGACGTAAGCGTTTCTTGGGATGTCACCTATAAGGGATACACGCTCTATATCCGGCCTATTGGGGGTGGCTTCCCCCTTGTGAAGGGCGAGTCGGAGCGGTTTACAGAAGCCCTCCGGAAAGCGTATGCGGAGTGGGAGGCCAGATAATGACCGCCTACGATAACTGGAAACTCGGGGTCAACGACCCCTACTTCGATTCCGAATTCGACCCGGAAGAACACGGCTGGAAGCCGGACGGGGTGAACGAAGACGGGGAATTCCTTTTCAGCAAGTGGCTGGAGAGGAAGCTCACCGCCCCGCAGGTGGAAGCGTACATGGACAGGCAAATCGAACTTTCAGACATGGAATGGGGGTAACATGAAACTTCCGAAGAAGTACCAAGGAATTACGCCGGGTAATTGGATTCGCGATGGCCGCCTGATTTATGCCCTCACTCCGTATACCGGAGGCGGCAAAATGGCGTCAAAGTTGCCCGATGGCGTTAACCGATTTCAATGCTATGTGGACGCGTCGAACGGGGGGGATGGCGCTCCCATCGAAGAACAAGAGGAAAATGCTGCAATCATAGCCGACTCCCCCCGCCTCGCCGCCGCAGTCGTGGAACTGCGGGAAGTGCTCAAAGTTTGGCACAAGGGCAACGAAGTCGCGCCCATCCCGTGCGCGGAATGCGGCGAAGATTCTACAAGAAAGATCACGTTTCTTTACGAGAACGCCCGGAACAACCCTGCATCTTCCGGCTATCGTGGTGACGATATTTCGTGGTGTTCGGATGCAGAAGAATACGCTTGCGATGAACACAAAGAACAAGTACGATGGAACCCACCAGACAATATGAAGTGGTGCTCCGAATTTGACGGCAAACGCTATCCCCATATGATTGTCAAGCGCAAAACAATTACCGGAGAGCGGTTGAAAGCGTTAATGGAAAAAACAGCCGCCGCCCTCGCCTCAACCTCGGAATGGCAAGCATGAACCTTCAATACTACGCCGCCTTTATCGCGGTGCTGCTTATCCTGCTGGCTGACGCGCTGACATGATGGACACGCTGGAAATCCTGTCTTTGCTTCGTAACAAAGTGAAGTATTGGGAAACGGTTTGTTCCGCAAATCCTACCGCACATTCACGAAATGCTTTGATCGACTTTAGGCACGTTGTACGGGAGATTGAAGAGTCATTAGATCAACAGGCCGACGATATGTGGGCCAAGGAAAAAGGGGAGGCCTCCCACCTTTAACGGGGGGCAAAGGAGGCCCGGCCTTTATCGGGTATCAAGGAGAATGCAACCATGAGCGAGAAAAGAGAGTACTTCCTGACCCCCGTAGGGTTTGCAAAGTGGGCTCACGTCCAATTCCCCAAACAACCGTTCAAGGACGAGCGGGGCGTTTCTAAGGGGGATCCTAAGTACCAGATCGACGTTGTGTTTGATGAAGCCGACTCGGAATGGGCCAAGTTCGTGGCCGCGATCAAACGCCGCATGGACGCGCTGCCGCAGCAGGTGGACAAGAAAACGCAAAAGCCTATCGACAAGCAAGACCCGATAAAATACGAGCTTGATGGCAACGACAAGCCAACCGGAAGAAAGTACGTGACTTTCAAGACTGGCGAGAAGTTCCCCCCCGGCGTGTTCGACAAGTACAACGAAACGCTCAAGGAGAACGTGGGCAACGAGAGCAAGGTGCGCGTGAGCTTCACCCCTGTTCCCTACGAGGCATTCGGGGGCGGCCTGGCCTTGTACCTGAATGCCGTACAGGTGATTGAGCTTGTGGAATTCGGGAAGCGGTCGGCTGATTCCTACGGTTTCACCGCCGAGGCCGCTCCCGACTTTGGAGCACCGCCGCAGGGACAAGACGGCGAACCTCTGCCCTTCTGATGCTACAGATTCGCGCCCTCCGCGCCCAACTGAACAAGGTTTTACAGACCCGAAGGTCTGTAGCCGATGTTCAAGCGGACGGGCGCGAATTCGAGGAACAGTATGGAGCCTCTATATGGGGATGCGTTTGCAAGGACACGGAGACCTTTTCCGACCTCTATAACGCTCACTTGAAACGGGTTCATGAGGAAGAGGAATGGGAAGAACGGTTAGAGGGTTGGAGCGACAGACTGCGAGAGTGCCTTTCTCTTGAAGCCTTTTCGGAGCTTGAATCCATGCTGAACAATAGCCGCCTGAAAGACGACTGGATGAAGGTTGACGAGCTACACGCCAAGGGGAGAGAGCTAATGCACCCTGAATACCTAGACGATGGAGGGGAGGGATGAAGCCGAAGCCAAACCAGACAATCCCCCAAGGGTTCGCGGTTGTCACCCCACAATGCACACTAGGAGACGCGGAACAGGCTTTTCGGCTATCCCTAGCCCGTCATGTCGGGCATATCGTGAAAGTGCCGGAAATCAAACGCTGGACGCCTCCACGGTCAAGCCAGCAGAACCGGACGGTAAGGGGTTTCTGGATGCCGATCATTCTTGAGGAAATGGGGTATCATCCTCATGATGCTCAATACGTGTACGATCACATCAAGATCAAAATTGGGTGGACGGAGGATAGGGTTAACAAGCTGACGGGAGAAGTAAAGAAGCTCCCCCGCCCTACCGCCGATTGTGATACCGCGACCTACGCGGAATTCATGGAGCGTTTCAGGGGATTTGTTGAGGATCAAGACGCCGGGCTAGGGATTCTTTTGCCTGACCCTAATCCAATGATGGCAAGGATTTAACGAAAGGAAACATGATGCGAACGAAACGACAAAAAACAGAACACCAAGGGCCCCTCACAGCGCCCGAAAAGAAACTTCGAGACGTAATGTTCGCGTGTCCGTCTCATTATTTTACCACGAAAGAGGTTTGTCGAATTACTCGTTCCATATCTGGCCGCGATAAGATTCGCAAACTCAAAGCGTCCGGCATTCCCATCGGCCCCGCGAAACTTCTCCGCACGAATGATAACGGAACGCGCGTCTACGGTTGGCGCATGAAATAGCCCGTCTCGGCACCCTATACGCCGTTTTCCAATGTTGTTCGATAGAAATATCGTCCCGCAAACGGAAGCATGATAACTCGACGTATTGACCGGGACGGGCACCAACTAGGAGGCTCTATGGATAAGGAAAAGATTGCTTGGCTTTTGACCTTGTGCGTGGTAGCCTTCGCCTTGGCTCCCCCTATTCACCGCCTGTCACGGGCCGTAGAGGGGTGGGCTAAGAAGATCGGTCAGGACTGTATTTTACCTGGAACCATCCCTGAAAGGCCGGAAGGCCGTGGGTGGAAACTTGAGTGGACGAAACAACGAAAGGTGAGACGATGAAAGTTTGGATTACAAGATATGCCCTTACGATTGGCATACAGGAACGGGATGCAAAAAAAACTCATGCGTCAACAATGGTTGCGGTTGATCCCGTTGAGGCAGGATTCGCTTTAACCGAGTATTTCCATGGTAATGATTGGCATAAGACTAGGGGGGAAGCAATCCTTCGCGCGGAAGAAATGCGTAAAGCCAAAATCAAAAGCCTTGAAAAGAAACTTTCAAAGCTTAGAGAACTGGAGTTTGAATGAACATTCCCAAAAAGAATGCCCCCACCGCAGCCGAGCAGGCGGCAGAGATTAAGGCGTGGAAATCCAAGCCCCGTACTGAATCTGAAATCGGGAAGGCCAAACAGGAGGAGTATATGGCAATGTTGAAAGCCCGTAAGAACGGGAAGGCACCGCTTTACACCGTCACGGCGACGGGCAGAGAATATCGGTGAACCGCCGCGACCTTCGCTCTGTCGCCTACAAAGTCTCTCCCCTCAAAGCTCAATACGTGGATGATGTATGCCGGGAATTCTTCTCCGTAATGACTGAATTCCTAGCCCAAGGGAAGACCATTGAGATACGGGAATACTTCACCCTGAAACCTGTCCTTAAGGGGCCTAGAACCGGTAGGAATCCTAGAACGGGTGATGTTGTCCCCATCCCCGCGCATATAGGGGTTAAAGGGGTGTTTCCGGTCCGTTCAGGGACTAGGCGGGTATCTGTCTATCCACAACGATTGGAGGCCGTGAAGGGGCTTGCAGAGCCGTTTTACAGGGAGGCGGAAAAATGAAGAAGCATGACGCATTGAGCGCGGGGGCCTCACACCGTAACATCCATATTCACCCAGACCTCATGCCCCGCAAGGTCGAGGTCAAGAAATCCACGGTTCTGCTCACCGTGAAAAATGTTCCGTGGAATGAAGAAACCGCTTTGATTGTGGGGGAGAATCGACTAGATTTGAACCATGCGCAAACTGAACCTTATTCTAGGACAACCCGTTGAACAATTGTTTTTGCTCCCGTCACCCTAACGCGGTTCGTCCGTGGTTCAGGTTTGCGCATCACTCCCGAAAGAGGGTGACGGGGCATCACGTTGTCTTGGGAGATACCAATGGCCTTTAATCAGAAGTCCGCTTATGCGGAAAAGCTCCGTGACCCTCGTTGGCAAAAGAAGCGGCTGGAAATCCTGAACAGGGATAATTTCACTTGCAGAAAATGCAGCGACGACAAAAGCCCTCTCCATGTACATCACACCTATTACAATAGGCGTCCAACCGAGCCGTGGGATTACCCAGAAAACTCCCTTGTTACCCTTTGCGAAGGGTGCCATGAGGTTGAGACAGAGCAACTTAAAGACGCTGAATTTGAGCTTCTTAAAGCCATTAAAGGGCGTGGTTTTTTCTCTGAATCAATTATGCATATAGCCTATGCATTTGATTGCCTAAACCTGCACGAAACGTCCCAGGAGATAGACGCAGAAATCGTTTACCAAGTTTTATCCAATCGGCGGTTTACTCAGCAAGCTTACAAGGCTTATTTCAAAAAAATATCTGGAGGGTCGAATGGCAAAAAGGCTCTCTGATACCGAGAAATGGATGGACAGTTGGTTCAGGCGTTTGCCGACTAACGGGAAGATCCTGTGGCTTTACATCCTCGACCGCTGCGACATTGCTGGTGTTTGGGAGGTTGATTACGACTTATTCAGCCTCCTTTCTGGAGTCCCCATAACTGCTCAAGAAGCCGAGTCCATGCTTGGGGAAAGGATTCATTTTTTTGACGATGGCCGTAAGGTTTGGGTACGGAAATTCATTGATTTCCAGAATGGGCCTTTGCGCGAGGAATCGGAATCCAAGATCATTCAGCTTATCATCCGCACCCTGAAAGCTCACGATTTATGGGTACTCTATTCAATGGGTATAAATACCCTATCCGATAGGGTTATAGTAAAGGAAAGAGCAAAGGGCAAGGAAAAGGAACAAAGGAACGAGCCAATCACAGAGATTGAGGTTGCCTTCAACGAAGCCCGCCTTGCATACCCCGGAACCCGTAGGGGATTTAAGGACGAGTGGTCACATTTCCTTTCCAGACACGGGAAGAATAAGGCGGAAATCATTCCCCTGCTCATGCCAGCTATTCAACGATACCGCGCAAGAATCGAGGCTGAAAAGATCGAACAACGGTTCATCAAACATTTTCAGGGGTGGATTTCTGAAAGCAGGTGGAACGAGGAATACCCAACCACATTCACACCGTCAATTAACTCGCACCTGAAAAAACTCGGATGAACCAAGAATTCCTCATGCCACAAGCCGTTGAGGTCGAGAAGCACGTCCTTGGTGCCATGCTCCTAGAGCCTGACGCTGTTTCCACCGCCGTCTCTAACCTGACCGCAGGGGACTTCTACGACGCGCGGCACGGGCTTGTGTTCACCGCTATCGCCGGGCTGGCAGAGCGGAACCAGAACGCGGACGTCATGACCGTGGCGGAAAGCCTGAAAGCCGCAGGGGTTTATGACCGGGCTGGGGGGGATCAAACCTTGCTGGAAATCTCCGGTGAGGTGGTTACCGCCGCGAACATCACCGATCATGCCCGGATCGTCAAAGACAAATCCTTGAAAAGGAAGCAAATTCAGCTTGCCGCATGGCTCCATGGGGCGGCTTTCGGGGGAACCCCTGCAAGTGAGGTTCAGGCCGAGCTAGAACGCATGGCTTTCAGCCTACACGACCAGAACCGCAATGCGAGCGCTTTAAGGCCCATCAGGGATGTTTTGGCAGACAGCTTCACCGCTATAGCCAAGATGCAGTCTGGCGAGCTTCTAGGGATCCCTACGGGCCTTAAAGCGGTAGATGCCCATATGGGGGGTATGAGCCGTGGAGACTTTATCGTTTTGGCTGGAAGACCGGGACAGGGGAAGACGTCTTTGGGAGCGCAAATCGGGATTCATTCGGCAAAGGCGCGGAAGGTCGTCCCATTTTTCGAGTGCGAAATGAAAGACCGGGCGGTAGTTGACCGCGCCTTGTTCGCGGAGGCGGGCATCAGCCACCAGTCTTTCAAGCATGGCCATGTTCCAACATACCGCTGGCCGGAGCTACAGAAAGCCTCCGAAGTGCTGCGAGACATTCCGTTTTTCATCAACGACGCCGCAGGGATTACCCCCATGCAAATCCGTACCCAATGCCGCCGCCTAAAGCGGGAGGTCGGCCTAGACCTAATCGTAATCGACAACATCCAGCGGATGAAATCGGATTCTAGGACGAATGACGTTCGTGTAAGAACAGGGGAAGTCTCTTCGGCCCTAAAGGAAATCGCCAAAGAGTTCGACGTTCCCGTGTTGGCTATCTCCCACCTGCGGAGACTTCAAAGCGGGGAAGGAACGGAACCGACTTTAGCAGACCTGCAAGAGTCTGGAAACATCGAGCAGGACGCCGATATTGTCATGTCTCTTTTCAACGAGTCGCTTTACAAGGAAGTTCCCGAACAGGCCCAAGGGAAAGTCAAACTGTCTTTTCTCAAGTACCGGGAAGGCTCTTTGGGGTACGTTGACCTGTACTTCCAAAAGGAACTTACGACCTTCTTGGATTGGGAGAACAGGCCACAACCGAACTATTCATCATTCACGCAAGGGGTAGAGAAATGACGGCAGAATTTGGGGCCTTGGAGGTTCCTATGACCATTCCAGAGCTTATCCAAGTTCGGGCGCGGATTATCGAATCTTGGAAGGTCGCTAGCGAAGCCCTTAATGGGGTTTCCGATGCCTTCCGTCAAATCCGTGGTGACAGCTTTAAGATGGTTGACCCTGCGCGTGAAGTTATGGCGGGTGGGTATTTGCAAGACTATCACGAATACAGCCGTGGAGATAATAAGAACTACCCGCACGACATTGAGCGGCAGACCAAAGCCCTAGATTTTTCGTTGTGGGTGTTCGCACTGAACAAGCTGAATATCACCAACGTAATGACCGACAAGGCCCGTCAAGAGTTTTTAGAGAAAGTCCGCAAAGGCGGCAAGACCTTTAGCGAGGTCGAAGTCGCGGGACTGGCTCAAAACGCCGCCCAGATTTTTCAAGATTCAAGCCTCAACATGGTGCGTGAGGTTTTCAAAAGTCTTATCGGTTGTAGCTACAACGGCGGGTCTTGGGGTAGCGGGAAAAAGGACAATCTCAAGAAGATCGAAAAGGTGTTCCGTTGCGCGTGGTCTGACTTTAAACACTCCAGACACAGCTACTACGGTTCATCTTCTGGCATCAAGTGGAATGACGTTCTAACCGCTTGTCGCCTGATTGAAGGCCGAGGGGTGACGGATTATTCCAACAACTTCTATTCCCTCGTTCATGCCAGAGACAGAGAGCGCGGGTCGAATGAAGCCCAGACCGAATACTTCCACCTTACCGCCTACCAGAACGGCAACGTGAAATGCCGCTGGAACGAGGACAAAATCCACGTCCTCGAAAAGCTGAACGCAATCGGTTCGGGCCGTGAAAACGCCATGCCGGACACCATGCGGAAGCGATACAAGGCTGACCACTTCGCCAATGGCGGGGAGCCACGGGCAGAGGACTATTTCAAGCCCACCGGGAAAGAGCCTAATTCAGACAAAGACTTCGCCTTCTTCCCTACGCCGACAGCCGTAGCGAAAAGAATGGTCGAACTTGCAGAATACCCCGAAGGCACAAACTGGCTTTCCACCTTAGAACCGTCAGCCGGGAACGGTGCGATTATTCAGGAGATTCCATTCAGCTTCGAGAATTTCGCAGTAGAGTTCAATTTCCACCGCGCCGAAGCTCTCAAGGAAAAGTCGAACGGATTCCGAATCGTAAACGCTGATTTCTTGGTGTGGAGCGCGGAACGCGAGTTCGACCGAATCCTAATGACCCCTCCATTCAATGATCGGGTTGAGGCTACACACGTTGTCCGCGCTTTCTCAATGCTTGCGCCGGGGGGAATCCTTGCCGCAATCATCCCAGAAGGTTGGTTCTACCGGGACGATCTTAAAAGCCGTGTATTCCGCGAGTTCTTGACCCGCAACGAATACAAACCGAGCGAGAAACTAGCCAAAGGCACGTTTTCAAAAACAGCCGTTGAGACGCGGATAATCACGTTGAAGATGCCCGCTACTGGCGGGAAGGAGGGGTAGGGTGAAGGGCAACCATGGAAGCGCGTTTATTCCCGACGGCCTTCTCCCCAAGTTCTCCGACGACCCTAAGCTTTACCGTAGGGTATACGCCAAGCTCCGTAGGGAGCTAGACCCCGTACACCGGGAGCACAAGAGGGCGCAGGAGAAGAAGTACAGGATGAACAAGTACTGGAACGACCCAGTTTGGAGACGGGCGAAGCTGGACAAGTGCAACGAGATTAACAGGAAGAGGAAGAATGGCAATCTCAATAAATCCGCGTGATCTTGGCCTCAAGTTCGCCCGGACTACCAAGCCTAAGAAGCGGCGCGTCCTGAACCCCAACGACTCAAAGACGGAAGCACCGTTGCAGGAGGCTTGTGAAAAATGGCTGGAGGCGCGGGGGATCGTGTACCTCCATATCCCCGCCTTCCTGCTCAATGCTGGCTTTACGGGAGGGGCGAAAGCTGGCCCGGAGTGGTACGCCCGGAACAACGCGGCAAAAGATGTGCGGGGGTTCCCTGACCTTTGCATTTTCCACCCAGACGCATTGCATTACATCGCCGTAGAATTGAAGTCACGCACGGGCACGACAACGACGCATCAAGATGAATGGCTCCATGCTTTAGGGGGGCTAGTCATTCGGAACTTTGACGAGTTTGTGATGATAATCGAGGGATGGCTAAAACAACCGGAACCAGAAGCAAAGGAGTAGAATCATGTTCACAGTTTACGATGTTCAAGCGTGGTTAGTGGCGTTGCCGTGGGCGCTGTTCGGGTTTGCCGCCTTAATTCTATGGCGTTCTGTTGTATGCGGTAAGCGGTGGATGCGGAAGTATGACCAAGAGCTTTACAATTTCAAAATGTCCAATATGGCGTGCATTAAAGCCGAAGCCACCGCTCGCAAATCCGATGCAGCGCATAAGGAGGCCGTGAGGAAGCTGGAAGAGGCGCGGAAGGATATTCGTATCTGGGAAAAGACCTGCGAGAAAATGTCAAAGCTGACCCCGAAAAGGGGCGAAAATGGCCGTTTTGCGCCGAAAAAGCCTACCGAAAGAAAAAAGAAATAATTTTCTAGAAACCCGTTGCGGGAAACCGGAAACCGTAGTACCTTTCCAAAAGTCGGACAACAACCCACGGAGAACCAAATGGCAAATCTCACTCGCGAAAAAGCAATCACCAACCTCTCGGAATACATCGAATCCGAAAGACTCGTTCAGGGTAAATGGCGTTCCGAAGCGGACGGCAGAAGGGTCGGCTGCCTTCTCCACGCAATCGGAAACGGTGACGTGGATATTGCCTCTACCTCGGATTGCCCCGCGTCCGTGATGCCGAAATGGGTTGCCGAGTGGACGGTTTCCGCATTCGACGCGCTCAATAAAGAAGACGTTTACCCGTCTGCCAAGCTGTACCGCTCCGCGCTAGAGGCGGGGATTAACTTCGGGGACGCGGAGTGGGATGAAGTCGCCCGCTCATTTGCTTGGAAGGTCGCTCGGGATGCTTGCAATAGTGCCCGTAGTGCGCTGAAATACGTGAAGGCTGGTGAAGATCGGCCCCTACTGGCGATTGAGGCCGCAGAGGCGTATCTGGACGATCCCACGGAAGAAAAACGTGCCACCGCCGATGCCGCCGCCCGTGCCGTCTATGCCGCCGCCGATGTCGCCGATGCCGCCGCCCGTGCCGCCTATGCCGTCTATGCCGCCGCCTATGCCGCCGCCTATGCCGCCGCCTATGCCGCCGCCGATGCCGCCGATGACGCCGCCCGTGCCGCCGCCCGTGCGTCACAATTCCGTTTCTTTCTAGAAGCGTGTCAGGAAGTGGCGAACGCATGAAAAAGTCCAAGAAAGAAAAAAGACCCGATACCGCTACCTACAAGCTGTACGTAGACGACATGGATTCAATTCTGTCTATCTACAACCGCGACATGAAGCGTTGGGAGAAGAAAAAGGAAGGAGCAAAGCCGTGGATTGCGGACGCTTTCAGGAAGTTCATGAAAGAGAAGGGGGTCTAACGTGGCGCACAAAGCACCAGATCCCGGCAAGGGGTGGCGGCTGTTCAAGGCGGATGGGACGGAGGACGCCCCGATGGATATGGAGTGCTTGGACGTTACGATTCGAAATGATAAATGGGAACCGTCGTCATGTCGAGGCATGCGCCATTTCCAAAATGCGTTCTCGAGATTGTTCTACCGCACCCGCGAAGGCGTGAAGCAGGGGCCAGTCAAGGAGGAGGTTGATAAGTGGCGCAAGCTGTCCCTACGCATGAGCAAAGCCAAGACGATCCGTGAGGCGCGGGCGATTTATGAGAAGGGGGTGGAGGAATGAAGCCGAAAGCCGGGGAAAAGTGGATGACGGGATGCGGTGAGGTCGCGCACCTTGAGGAGTGGGACATGGGATTATTTCATTCCCCGAAGCATACAAGAAAGCGGTCGCCCCTTGGTCGCGCCTTGTGGGACGAGAACGGGAAACACGTTTATTCAGAGGATGCGGGTGATTTGATGCACAGGGTTTCTGGTTTATGGCCTGAGAAAATTCAGCGAATTCTAAAGCCGTACTTACCCCACGACAAGCAACAGGCGTTCCTCTTTGGCCTTATAATCGGGCTGTGTGCGGCAGCGTTTCTTATCGCCTGCACGCCTACTGAGCCTGAGGCCATCAAGCCCTGCGCCAAGACCGAGACTCACGGCGACAGTACGCACACGGTTCCGTGTGTGATGAATGGAGGGATTGGGGAATGAGGTATTTACTGCGTGTTTTGGTGGTGCTCGTGGTTGGGATTCTGGGTGCTGTCGCCTGCGTCTTCGCTGCTGCTGCCTGTTTGATCATGGCTGCCGGATCGCCTGTCGTCGCCCTGTTTAAGGGCGTCGTTAAGTTCAACGGAAGAGACATTTAACCGCCCTTGTGGCCGGGAAGGGGGGAGGGATGAACGTGCAATCAGCATTTCCATGGGTCGAGGCAAGCGATACGCAAGGCGTGGAATTTGGCATGACCATGCGACAGTACTACAAGGCGGCGGCGATGAAGGGGTATCTGGCAGCGTTTTCTGGCTCCGATGTAAGCATGCCGAACCCCCTGCACGCAGTCGGGTATTGCGCCGAGATCGCCGATGCCATGCTTGCCGAAGATGCATCCCACGCCAGCGGAGGCCCCGATGCAGCCGCTTGACCTGAAACTGGTGAGGGAGGTGTTGGTGGAAGCTGGGAGGGAGCTTTCGGAATGCTCGAAAGCCGTGCAGCTAAATGAGCGGATAGCTGGATGCGTCCACCGCCTCGACGTCTACGCCGCGCTCTCGGACTACGACCGTGCGATCCTGGCGATTGCTCCGTATCTGCCGGGTGGGTACGTGGCGCAAGATGATGGGGCTGTGGGGTGGACGTGCCACTACCAATACAAGCCCGGCATGGACGAGTGGTCCTGGAAAAGCGTGGACAGCGATAGCGAGAACGCCATATCTGAACCTTTCAAGATACCTGTCTGTGACGACTGGCGCGCAAGCCTCCGCCGCGTCACCCACAATCAGGACGGCACAACGACCGTGGGGGAGGGGGTATGAAGCGAGTCGGCATAATTGACTCTCGGGTAAGCGTCGGCTTGGCGATGGCTTTGGAGGGATTAGCCAAAAGCCACACCGCCGCCGACCTGACCACCACAACAGAACAACAACCAGAAACAAAAGAGCCGACCAACCGCAACGAACGACGCGCATTGGAGCGTGAGCAACGCAAACTGAAAGGCAAAGCATGAGCAAGGTGACGACTATCAAGTGGCGACCGTACCCGGAGCAGAAGCCGGACTCATCTTGGTTTGTTTATGTCGCTCTTGACGAAAAAAGCGGGCGCGTCGGAACGGCGGTTTTTCATGGGTCAGGATTCGGCGTTGCGGCTCCATTAGATTCCGTCACCCACTTCGCCCTTCCAGAAGACATCACCACGGAGGAAAAATGAGAATTTCTAAAGAAGAGGCCGACCAGATGCTTGAGGCCGCGAAGCCTCTCATGGAGTGGCTTGTGAAGAGTGGACTCCCACACTCCTGTATCGTTGTCGATGTGGATCGAGTCGAGCTTCTGCAAGGAATCGCGATGCGACAAACCCAAAACATGGGCGGCGCGCTCAAAAGCTGGGGCCCGAGCACGGAGGAATCATGAGCAGCGAACAGGTGAAGCGGTTCTCAATGCACGACAAGGAGTACGTCCTGTCTCGGGACTACGACGCGCTTGCCGAACGCCTCCGCGCAGCACAGCCCAAGGTGTGGACGGCGGAGACGATCAAGGATGCGCCGGAGGGGAGATACAACTTTACCACGATCATCATTTCGGGAGGTGACGAATATGTGGATTGGGAGAAGGGTGAAACGGCAAGCAAGGGGGAACTGTTAGAAGACCTCGCTGATGTGCCAGAGGGCGATTTGCCGAAACTCAAATTCCACGGCCCCATCCCTCAACCCCCGGAGACTGAATCATGAACGACAAAAGAGAAAACAAAATGCTTGTGAGCATCCTTGCATTCAAAGGCGAAGACGAGATAGCCGACTTTTCGGGAGAACTGGAAGTGACGGAGGTGGACGCGTCCGACGCTGAAATCGCATTCAACTTCGGCAAGGAGCGGATTTACCTCCGCTTCGATGCGGCGACGCTTTTCAAGCTCATTCACGCATGTGGGAGGAAATCATGACCGACACCAACCAGGCATCGGAGACGGATGCGGTAGAAGAGGCGTTGAATTATTCTTCCCTTTTCGAGCACAACAGCTCCCGAGAGATTCTTTGCATGAAAACCCTCGCCTCCGAAGTACGCCGCCAGCGCGCCGAGATTGCGGCCATGAGGAGCGGGGAGGTGTTTGGGTACGCGAGGCCCTTCCAAGGTGGATACGATTCTACAACACTCGTCACCCCTCCTCTCAAGCGCGCCGCTGCAATTGGGAGTCTTGCTGACGCATGCACCATCCCCCTCTACCTCTCCTCCGTCCCCGCGTCGGTGGTGGAAGCGCTGTGGCAAGCGCAGCAAGCTCTTGAAAGCGCGGCGGCCTTCATTCGCAGCAAGCACGGACTGGAAAACCCTTCACGAAACACCGCGATCAAATCGGTAACCGCCGCCCTCTCCACCCTCACCAACGGAGCGAAGGAATGAACTTCAAAGACGGAAAAACCAATGAAGACTGGCGTTGCGACGTCTGCTCAGGAACCGGTATTGAAGCTGTAGACGGTAGTACCGTGTGCGACTGCACCCAATGCGACGGCACCGGGATTTGGGACGAGCTTAATCAAGAAACGGGTAGCGAAAAAGGTGATGACGCGCCCCTCACCAACGGAGCGAAGGAATGAGTCACGCCCCCGAGAACGCCATTTGCATGGGAACGGACGAGGAAAAGCGGACACGGGTGCGCGCGCAGTTCAACGAGTTGAAGGGAGAAAACAACGCGATGGTGACGTGCGGATGTGGTCGAAATATCCCCGTCCGATTCGCCTTCCAGTGCCTCTACTGCCGCGAATGGTTCTGCCAGGCCGACGCCGAAGCGCACTTCGGGAAGACGCTGCGTGAGTACCAAGAGGAGCAGGCCGCCACCATCACCGCCGAAGGGGGCTGTGAAGATGCTCGCGCGGATTAAACGCGTCTTTCGCCCAGCCGACCCCACGAAAACCACGGAAGGAGAGGTATGAAGATTATAGTACTAACCATGTGCTGTCTGGTTATTTGCCTGTGGGCAGTAATTTGGTGTCCGGGTTTTAAGGTCGGAACCCTGTTCAGGATTGCTATGAGTGTCCTAGCAATCTTTGGGACAGTTATGGTTATACACATTGTAAAGATGGAGTTTTTCGGATGAAAAAGCAGCTCACGAAGCAAAGTATAGCGGCTGCCATCATCCTGTTGCTTTTTCTCTCCGGGTGTGGAATAAGCAACGAAGAGATCGTTAAGCAGGTGAAATATTGTCAGGAAAACGGCCTTAAGCCCATCCAGATCATAAGCGGGCTCACGTACAAGACCGAGCGAATAGAATGCCGCATCAAGGAGTCAAAATGAAGTACATCGCAATCATCATCGCCTTGTTATCCGCTAACGTCGCGGGGCAAGAGCCTGTAGATGATACCGCCTCAGTTATTGCGTGGAAGAATGGGTGGATGGCCTATTCGATAGACGCTTATTCAATTGAGTTGTATCACAGGCTTGCCGATGACCTTGTTGACGACAGGGATATGGACGCATTGGAGCTTGTCTGGTGGCACGTCATTGAACAGGCGAAAGAACAGGAGAGACAGTGGGAAGCGCTGTCCAAAGCCGAGAAGTACGATTACCAGATTTCTCCATTCTGGAAAGGCGGGAACGGGCTTCCGCGCCGATTCTCTATTGGGGGAAAGCAATGATCCCCCTCCTCCTCACCGCGCTCATGGCGGCAGCTCCAGCTTGGTTTCCGTGCAAAAACATAAATTATGGGGACGATCATAGGGCTAAAGCCTTTTTCTACGGCTCCCCAGATATGGCCGTATGCACCCCCCTACTGTTCAATGGGGATGCAAAGTATATCCGTATTATCCCGGTTGGTGACAGCATCTTTCGCTCTACGGTTTACTCAACGAATCAAGATCGGGAAGAAGGTGTAAGCCATCTCGGGACTGCCGATACACATTGCGGTAGTAAGGCAGTTTCGATACCGGGACAGGTAAGGTTTAGTACATCAGTCTCCATTTGCGACAGCCTGCCATTCAATGCAGACATTGTGACCCTAATAGACATAAGAAGCTCGCTCTTAGGGCCCGATTCAACGTTCGATGGTTGTAACTGGACGGTGTGTTATGGGGATAGTTGTACAGTTACAACGAAATATTGCCAACCCTCTAAAGCCACATCCCAACCCGACACCATCGGTTACTGGCTGGACAGGCGAACGGAGCCGTGCAAAACCGTGATCACGACATTCCCGTCCCAATGCCCACAACAGGAAATCGTGGATACTATTTTTGTGATCCGAAGGAGGTGATTCGATTGAAGAAGAAGTCAGGCAAAGGTAAGGGTAAGAAGTGCTAGATTTAGGTTTTGGTGGGGGCAGCCTTGTCAGTAATGGCGAGGGGGATAAAAGTCAGTAATAGTACCGCCCGAGACCTTAATGCCTACCAACAGCAAGGCGGCTCCCGTAAATGGGGGCCGTTCTTGTTTATGCCTCATTCTTGCTAGGCTGTCCCTTGGGGGTCAGGAATACCCGCCCCGTAGTAGGCATGGGAACCCCCGCAGGCCAGCGGATAGCCACACACCGGGCTTTCTCAATCCGGGTCACGGAGACCGAATTTCCTTGGTTCCCACCGAGCACATGGTAGCAGGTGGAATCTTCCCCAGCATACAGCCCCACATGCCCCCCTCCGGGCCGCTTAAAGACCAAGATGCATCCAAGGGAAGGGGTAGGGAGAGAAACGCCCCAAGAGGCCCACGAAATGGCCGACAACGGGTTCTTGGGGAGGGGGAAGCCGCAAGCCTTGAACAACGCGCCAGCCCCGAGGCCGCACCACGCTATTTCATCGTTTTTGTAGAACGTCTTAATCCATCCCCCAAGGTATGAGGCCCACCCCATGATTACCTCGGAATTCTTGAGGCCGGGTATTTCCTTGGTGCCGATGTACTTACGGGCGGTTTCGAGCCAAACGGGGGTCATTGGTCACCAGCCCTTCTAACAGCCGTCAGGTAGCTTGATAGAGCCATATGGTTCCAAATGGACTGCGTGAAGTATCTCCAAGGGGCGTACCACTTGGGGCGTGGCTGCTGCGCTCTCCGGTCGCCGGATTCATCGAAGAAATGCCCTTGTCCCAGATGGTAGTCAATGGAGCGGTCAGGGCATCGCACAACCACATCATACCCAACAACCACCCGGTAGGTCAAAGCACCCAATCCCAAGCGGTCGTAGGTGGCTTTGAACCCCTTTGAAGCAGGGCGGGGAGAGCCGAAGGTGTACACCCATTTCACGGTGTAGCCACGGGCGGTAAATTCAGCCGCCGCCAGAGTAGCGATAGCTCCACCCTGTGAGTGCCCCGCAAAGCAAACTTCGGTGAACATTCCTAGTTCTTCCAACAGTTGCGGCATAATGCGCCTCAAAGCCGTGTAGAACCCCTCATGCACCTTGCCAAACCCATACCCAAAATCCACATGGTCGCAGTCAGCGTTCAAGCCCCAGTCTTTCAGATCGTTCGACCCTGCGAACAGAACAACAGGACACCCCGGATTACCGGGGGCATCCTCGGGCATGATGACCCTAGCCGAGACGTTCCCGGCCCTGTGGGTAACCCCGTGGTTGTCGTTCAAATCCCCGCAAATCCCAACGAGGCGTTCGGCTATGGCAAGGTCAATCACCGCACCCTCCCGTAATCGTACCTACCGCCGAAGGAATGACGGATTAGGCGTTTAATGTCGGCGTGCTCCTCTTTGGCCTCCTCGACGTGAGAAGCAAAGCGGTCGTCCATATCCTCGATTTTAACCTCAGATTGGGCGACCTTCCCCACCAAAGAGTCGGTTTTGATCGAAACAGCGTTCAGGATCACCAAAGCCGAATCCATCTTCGCCGCAGAGCCGATATTAAGCCCCTTCTGAATAGCTGGGAGGATAGTAGTACCAGAACCCCCTCCAATCGCGAAGAAGGCTACAGCGACCATTACGGGGCTCTTGGCAAGCCTTTCCCAAGCAGCACGGAAAAGCCGACCAATGGCGGTATCAATGGAGACTTCTTTGGGAGACATTAGGGGGAATCCTTTTCAGAGCTATCGGGAGGGGTGGGGCGAACAACAGGAGGCGGGGACGTTGTGCCCCCGGATTTAGGGATGGTCGGCGGATGCTCGATTGTAGCCCGCACAATCGGAACAGCCAAAGCAACGGCGAGGATTACATGGATCATGGGCCCGGAACCTTCCATTCTTTAAGCGCATCCTCAATAGCCTTGATCCGCTGGCGAGCTTCAAGGACGAGTGCGGAGAGGTTTTGAACGTCTGCATAGACAGGAAGGGAAACACCCAAGACGACCACCGCTCCTACCGTGGTCGAAGCGCTTGCATTAAAAGCCCCCTTATACCCCGTACCTGTCGAACCAGTCCACCCCGTTTGCCTCGGCCATTGGGATCGGTAAATCGCAATGCTATCCGCGTCAGCCCGCATAACCGCGCGACTAGGAAGGGCGGAAATAAGGATACGCAACGCGGAGGCGGTATCCCCAATCGAAGCCAGAACCTGAGAGGCTGTCATGTACGGGGCAAGTCGTGCGCTCACCGTATCATGAGCAACGACAGAGCAGAAGGCGCGGTAGAGAGCCCCCGAATCGGCTACTTCGGCGCGGGTAGCGTATAAGGAAAGCGCCCCCGCAAGAGCGCCGGTAACATACGCAGGCGTCGTGTATTTCGTCCCAGCGATGGAATCGGATTGCCGGACAGCACGCGCTTGAGCGGTATCCGCTTTCGCCTGCGCGCCAGCCGTCGTTTCAAGGCCGGTCAACATCCCCGGAACTTGGCTGGAAATGATGCTGCCCACATCTGCCGGGGAGGTAAACTCCCCCGCCGCCCACACCATCACGGCCGCTTCGCGCTGATCCGTGTAAGCGCTGTCCGCCTGGTCAGCCGACACCATCGCAGGGAAAATGGCGTTCACCTTCGGGTGAAGAGTATCCAGCTCGGTAATGGCATGTGCCGCGACCTTGGAAACGCTGTCCAGCTTCGCGCGGGTGGAATTCAGGCTGTCGCGCACCAAGCCCGCCGTCGTGGTTCCGGGAGGAAACGCGTTGTAGTTGTAGACGTATTCCCGGCTGGTAGCGAACGCCGTGGCCGCGACGAAAAGGAGGGATGTGATGAAAATTTTCATAGGGTGCTCGTGATTGAAAAGTTGTTGAGCGTCGGGTCTGCGCATACGGTCGCCGACCCACCAGCAGATCCGATTACGTAAGTGGTGCTCGCCCCATCAAGCGGGACGCTCGCGGAGATGGTCAGCGTGTTGGCACCGTTCACCGCACGGCCTCCGTCGTACACGATCCAGCAGCGCTTCCCGTAGGTGGCAGGGCTTGAAAGCGTGAGCGTGCGGGCCGCCGTAAACGCCGTTGCTCCGGTGGAGACGCGCGTGGCATAGGCCTGCATGGTCGCACCGGCGTTGTTCAGGTACTGAATCGAGTCCGTCACGGTAGCCCGCACCGGGCCGCCGAAGGTCGAAATTTTACCGGTGCCGTTCAGCGTGAGAACCGTGTCCCAAGTGATAGGCTGCCCCGCGTTTCCCGCCGCCGTGGACTTCAAGAAATAGAAGTTACCAGACGCAGAATTCTGGATAAAAAGGGAAGCGTACTGGCTCGCGCTTTGGGGGCCAAACTCGAACCGCATGTCAGGGCCGAAGTCGAAGACGCAATTGTAGCAGTAGTACGGGCCGGGGGAGAGGCTTGAATTCTGGACAACGAAGATGTTGTAAATCATGTCTTCAATCGTTACGACATCGAAGTTGAACGGCATGTCGGAAGCACGTGCTAACCCGATATTGAACGTGATCTGGCCGGGGATGGTCACGGGAATCGGAGTTTCCGAGTACGGATAATCCGCCCATCCGAGGGTGTCGATGTTCGCGGCCCTGTCAGCGTTGCTTTCGTAAGCCGCGGAACGGAAGGGGTAGCTTCCAACGAGAAGCGTCCCAGAATCACCGACGACAAGAGCCCATGAATTCGTGCGCGTGTCGTTGATCCCGAATCGCATGAACCTGTTTGTGCCAACGGAATCACCAGCCACCCATGTGACCCCATTGTCGGAGGACTCCAAGGAGACCCCGCTATCTCCAACAGCGAAGACGCGCGAATTGCCCGCAAAAACCCGCAGCGACTTTGTCGTACCCGTGGTGCTTTGCGCCCAATCCGTGCGGCCATTCGTGGACGTGAGGACGGTTCCACCAGCGCCAGAGGCCACGAAGCGAGTCCCGTCGTAGATCAACATGTTCAGCATCTGGGTGCCGATGTCAGCACGGGTAGCCCACGCCGAACCATTGGAACTGGACTTCACGATTCCGGAAGCCCCGGAAATCCAGATCGTGTCGTTCCGGGACACGCAACCAGCGTAAGAGTCGGTGGCAATGCCGGAAGCGGCAATCGTCCAGTTCGCCCCAACCGTGGGGTTTCCTGTGGTATAGTAGGTGCCGCCGCCTTGGCCAACGGCAACGTACAGGGTGCTGTTGTTCTTGCAGATTCTGTTAAATTGCGTGCTACCGACCGTGATGTTCGACCAAGTGATTCCGTCCGTGCTGTTCAGCATGACACCGGAAGCGCCGACGACAAGGAATCTGGTTCCGTCCCAGATCACATTGTAGAGGTCAAGCGCGGTTCCCGAGGTGCGCGCCGTCCAAGAATCGGTACCCGTGGTAGAGGTGAAAATCGTACCGCCAAATCCCACGGCAACGTATACACTCCCGCTATACGCAATCCCGCGCATGTTGTTCGCAGTTCCAAATGAAGATAGAGTATAATCGTACATCCCCGGCATTGCCGTGACCTGTAAGAAACGAGCGTCCGCATTCGTTAACGTAGGGTTGCTGACCAGATCGGAACCCGTAGCGAACGCCTGAATCGCCGCCGGATTCTCCCATTCAGGCGTAAGTCCGGGGCCGCGAGATGTAAGGATTTGACCAACGGGGCCGTTCGGGATGGAAATGATCGCCGTTGCGCTGGGCTGATAGAGGACGCCCTCGCCAGTGCCAATTTGAGCCTGACAGGCAGAGTCGCAGCCAGAGCCTCCACCGCCAGAGGAAAACGTAGGGACGGCCCAAGAAAACTTGGGGGGCTGTGCGAACCCAAACCCCACAAGCAGGGCGACGGCAAGGAGAATATTTTTCATTTAGTACCCCACGACTTTCCAAAAGTTGGTGTAGGAACTTCCGTTTCCGTTCACCCGAAGCCGCCATTGATTCCCGGTCGGGATAAGGGAGGAATGGGAGAACTGCGTGGTGTCCTGTGGAATCAACGCGACGTTGATTGAGTCCGCGAAGTGCTGGTTGTTCAGGAGCGTACGGAAACGACGGGTAAGCCATTGGGTCGGACAGGTAGTGTTATTCGTCGGGGTGGTGCAGAACCGGGATTCAATGGTGATGTCAAAGCCAGAGCTAGCGGAATCCGCGCTGATACCCTTGTACTCAATCGCGAAGAATGTACCCGGTCGAACATTTTGGGTTTCGACAAGGAATACATCGCTAGTCGTGTCCGTAGAGGGTGTAATCGTAAGGAACGGATTACCCCCGAAAAGCACGTTGGGAGCAAACACGTTCTTTACCCCCGCTTGAACGGTGGTGTTCGTCTGCCCAAAGGACAGGCTTGCCAGTAAAGCAAGGGTGATAAGTGACTTTTTCATTGGTTCTCCTTTTGAAGTTCTCTGTTAAGTTGGTCAAGTAAACGAGCCTTTACGGTCGCGTTTGTGGTTTTTTCAAGGGCGCGGGCCAAAGCACCAGCACGGGGTGAAATCTTGGCGGCTTCTTCAACGGCCCAACGGTTTAAAATCTTGGTTGCGGCAACAGCCCCGGCAGGGGATTGAGCGAAAGCAACGCCAGCCCGTGCGCCTGTTCTAGTTGCGCCACCAATAGCGGCGCCTGCGCCAGCACCAACAACGCCACCAGCCATAAAGCCAAGCGTGCCGCCTAGGATACTGCCGATAGCGTCCCCGATTCCGAAGCCAAGAACAGACCGTCCAGTCTGTGACATGGGGGTAAGCGGGAGTTTGCCAGAGGCATCCATTCCAAGCTGTCGCGATTGGAATACGTCTTTGGCCTGTTCGGAAAAGCGGTCTTTTCCTTTAAGCCCTAAAATATCGTCTAGAAATTCAAGCTCTTTAACGACATCACGATTTGCCGCGCTCCCGATATTTTCCATCCTACGAGCCGCAAGGCTAGAGGATGAGAGCGGGTCTTTGGTCGTTCCAAAGAGCTTCCCACCCAAAAGATTAGGCTTTCTAATTTCAGCCGTAGAAGCCTCAACAGCCGCATCAATGCGCTTGATCTGTTCAGGAGAAAGCCAAACCCGCTTCAATTCAGGCGAGAGAATTCTATTGTCTTTCCAACGCTTTGCAAAGGCTTGCGGGTCAATCAATCCGCCCTTTTGAGCGGATAGAATAAGGTCATCTACAAAGCCTTCCCGAAGCTCTTGAACAACGGGCTTTAAGGCCGGAATACGGTTTGCAGCGTCAATCATTTCTTGACTACGCTTTGGGCCGAGGGCTGCGACTTTTGCAATAACACGGTCAGAGTTTTCCACCCGTCCCATGCTTCCAGCAAGGCCGCTTAAAATGTCTTTGGTTTTAGCGTACTGTTCGTTGTTCGCCCTCATAAGCTGAATGATTTTTCCAGCGTTTTTGGGGTCTGCTTTAGCGATAGAGCGTTCGATATTTTTGTTGATTACTTCTTCCGCTTTAGCAAAGGCCAAGTCGTCAACCGAGGCATCGAAGATATTACCTTCAAACCCACCGGAAGAACGGGTAGAGCGAAGCTGACCTTTCAGGTTGATAAGGTCGTCAATGGAGTTAGCCTGTTTATCGGCCATCCCTAGAATACTCTTTAAAGCCCCGGAAGCCCCAAGGGTAATCTTCGGGACACCTTGATCGGGGGAAAGTGCTTTAAACTCTTTGAGGACGTCAGAAAGCCCTTTAGTCACTTCCTTTTTACGAACAACGTATTGTTCCTCGATAAACTTAGAAGGCCGTTTTTCCCCATAAGCACCGGGGGGCTGCGCGACTTCCACTTTCCGGCGCATGGGGATTTCGTATTCGGAAACACCCTTTTCACGGAGCGGCCCGACACTTGCCTTATCACCCTCGATAAATCCCTGTTGCATCGGGCCTTTAGCCTCGTCAATCCGCATGGGAATATCTACCCCACGGGAAGGGGTCGTGCCAATCACGCCGGGACGGTTTAAAGCTCCTCCAAGCTCTTCCTCTAGTTGGGTGAGCTGACGGGCTTGGGAGCCTTCCTGCAAGCCTGTACGGGCCGCATTCTGGGCTTGCACGCGCTGCGCCAAGTCCTGCGCCTCGGGAAGCATATTCCCGCCAGAAGTTCTACGGGCAGCATCCGAAAGTTCGGTCATACCTTCGGTAGTCGCAGCACGTTCAAGAAGTTCTGGAGGAATTTGGGAAAGGTCGGAAATACCTTTCTTCAATCCTTGTGCGGCGGGTTGAGTGAATCGGCTTGCGGCGGTTTTAACCGCGCCTTTAATGCCACCATAAGCGGCTCCAATAGGGCCGAGATAGGTAATAGGGTCGGAAATAGTACGCCCAACTAATTCAGTTCCAAACTTGGCAACACCCTTTAAGAAAGGGGCATCAACCGGAACACCTTCAATCGCTTCCTTGTACTTCTCGGTTTCAGGCCGGAAAGCGTAAGCGTCTGCATCTTCCATTTCCATACCCCGCATTGTAGCGGCGGCACGGGTAGGGATGTTGTAAACGTCCGAAGCGAAGTTAAGCTGCTGCATCGGATTAAGAGGGTTGATTCCCTCGTTTGCGGCGGAGGTCGAGGCAGGGAACAGCGCGGAGCCTTGGGGTTGCTCGGAAGGAATAGCCCAATCGGGGACTTCATCGTCATCGTCTGGAATGGCCCATGAAGGCACCGTTTCGGTAGCCATTAGTTCTGGCCCTTTGTGTAGTGCTTTCCGTTAATCCAAAACCCTGTGCCGGGGGGGAGCGAAGCGGCCTCTTGAAAGCTCCTGAAAGTCTTGTCGTTTGCTTTTGACGATTTCGGAGGGTTAACAATTCCTTCAACTTGCGGGTAAGTAGATAGTACGGCGGTAGTATCGAGGTTAACCCCGCGCTGGTTGTACCCCTCTACACGGCCCTTGTAATCTTGGCGAATACGGTCGTAAGAGGCTTTTTCAGCCGCCATCAAATTACGGCCAGCATCGAGAAGGTTCTTGCGAACCTCTGGAGTCATTTTCCCATCATACAGGTTACGAATGGACTGTTTCAGCTTCCCGTAAGAACCGCCAGCACCTGCCGATTTGGCAGTCATGTATTCGCCTTCCCGAACTGTTGAGCCGGGGTCTAGCGTTTTCACAAAGTCAATGACGGCGGCGTAAGCGTCTGCGGAATTGTTCGATTCAATGGCCCTATACATTTTATCGTAGGCCGTGAGAGCCTTTTCAAAAGGCTCTGTCTTTTTGTTAAACTCGTCCCGAAGGGTGTTTTCCTGTGCGAAAATCTTACCGCCTTGGTCTTTTGTTCCCCCTTTAATGGGGTTGCCCTCTGCGTCTCTAACCGGAGTCACCTTTTGGGTATCAAGGTCAAGAACGCCAAGCGTCCCATCATCCAAAGTCACCTGTTGGACTCTAGGTTTTGCGGGAGCTTCCGGCGCGGCCTCAACAAGCTGAACTGGCGCACCAGCATCAGGGATTTCATAAAGCCCCTTACCGGGGATGTTTTGAACCTTCCGTTCAACCCTTTCAGGTTTCAAGGCCCTGTATTCGTTCGCGTCGATAAGGCCAGTAGCCATAGCGTTTTGAAGTTCAACCGGATTGTAGGGGCTTGCCCCATCCGCGCCGGGGGTACGGGAGAAGAATTTTGCTCTATCGGACTCACGCTTCGCCTTGGCATCCGCTTCGGCTGCGGCCCTCTCGTCGGCGTTTTTCTTGAGCGCGAATTCTTCTTCTTGCTGCTGCGCTTTAATCTGCGCATCGGCCCGCTTCTCCATCATCAACCGGAACCGCTCGGACAGTTCATCCCGCTCTCTCCCGAACTGCTGAACCTGTCCGCCCAATTGCTGCGCGGCCTGACCTACGATCTGGTAAGGATTAGGGATGGGGGGACGGACGGGGTAGGCCATTAGCGCATTGCTCCGTATCGGCCATAGTTGGAAACGGCACGGTCGAGATAGTTGGAGGCGTACCCCCCGCCTTCAAGGCCAGCGCGGCGGCGGCGCTCTTCTTCCTCTCGGGCGCGGTCTTGCAGGGACAAAGCCTTGTCGAAGTTATAGGCGTCCTCTTGAAGCTCCGCTTGGTCTTCCATCTGCTCACCCTGCTTGTAGGCTCCATAGGCGTTTAAGCCTGTGCCAAGAACCCCCAATCCAAGGCCGAGGCCGGGAATGAGAGAGCCGGATTGAGCCGCAGGAGCCGCACTAGCCATGTTCAGGCTAGGAGCTTCGGGGGGCTGATAACCGCCGTATTGGGGGCGATACCCTTTGTACTCTTCCTCTTCCCATGAGTAGGCCATGATTACCCCTTCACCCATTTCTGGGTAACGGGGTCGTAATACCGCCCCGTGGTTCCGCCGCTGTTTGCATACGTCTCAACCCAAACGCCTCGGGTAGCGTCGTACTTGGTGCCAAGGCCGCGCTCCCTCGGGACGGGAGGCTTGGTCGAATGGACGGTACCATCATCCCCGATGTAGTACGTCTTTCCGTCCTGACCAGTGACCACGGCGAAATCGTTGTGGCGATTGCTCTTGGAGCCCGTGTTTCGGGTTCTGGTCTGCTGGTAGTAGTCCTGAATCTTGTACACGGTGCCGTCAGGGAGCTTGATAAGGCCCTTGGTCTGGGGATTAGACATGGCCGCTTCAATCGCCACGCGGGAGACGGGAATTGCCGACGCGGCGGTCTGTTCAAGGTCGCCAGCGAGGGCGGCGTATTCCTCTTCCGTAAGAGCATTAAGGCCGTTGGTAAGAGCCTTTTCAACCCGAGCGGCTTTCTGCGCTTTTCTGTTCTCTTCGTTGATCGGGTTTATTTGCCCTTCCGCTGCGCCCAAGGTACGGGATTTAACGTACTCGTCGTACTCGGGAGAGCCGGGAGTAAGGCCAAACGTGCTAGCCTCGTCCTGCGCGCTCTTGAGGGCCGTTTCTGCGGGCGTAAGAGAGCGGGGGAGGCCCGTGGTGGGGTCGATAGGCTGAGACGGCGTAGAGGGCTGCGTGGGGGTCTGCCCTTGAGTCCCCAAGTTCCCCGCCATTGCCGCCCGAACATCACCACCCGCCGCCTGAATCCTGCGGAGGTAGGCTTGGCTCACGGGGTCAGTAACGGATGAAATGAGCTTTTCAATATCGCTCCTTTCCTCGGTGCGAAGCTGGTTGGCTTGGGACATGGCCGTGTCTGTCTGAGTACGGGCAAGTTCATTCACCCCCGCATCCCGAGCCAAAGCCGCTTCATTCGCTCCCGCCTGATACCTGTCTGCGGTGCGTTGTGATTGGAGAGTTCCGGGGGTGTACCCCGCATTGACGGACTCCTGCTTGGCGGTACGTTGCGCCAAGTAGTCTCCTACTGCGTTTTGTGTGCCAGCCGTTTGACGGGCATTCTGGACTACCGGGTCATTTCCCGAAAGGGTTTGAGTAAGGCGGTCGATGTAGGTCTTGGTGGGGTCTGTCTTGGCTGCGGGAGCCGCAGTAGGCGAAAGAGCCGCCGCAACGGGAGGCTCTTGGGGTGCGCCTAGCTTTTGGCCTACCAAATCAGTACGAGCCGTGCTAGGTGCTACCGTCTGTGTAGGCATCGCTTTAGGATTGGGCTCAACGGAAGCCGCCGCCCCTGTAGAGCGGCCACCCCTAAATTTCAAGTAATTGTCAAGTGCTGCCACGTTATGCTCCTTTGCCCAAATTAACCCGAAAAACCCGTCTTTATAGTGCTACACTGTGTTACGGCCCGGATGAGTTGTAGTCCCTCCGAGAGAGGACAGCGTTCAAGCTGTCTATCCGGTCTGAGAGAACTCCTATTTGGGTTGCTTGCTCCGAAGCTGTTTTTTGCAACGTCTGTAAATCGGTTCTCAAAGCCGTAACAGCGTTCTTTGAGGTGATCGAAGCGGCTTCGATAAATCCCACTTGGGTATCGCCTGAAATGACTTCTTGATACCCTTCTAGAACTGTGGCCGCAGTAGTTGAGGACGCATAAATAACGACATTGTACGTCCCGTTATCCCATACAGTCGCGCTCGTAGAGTATTCCCAAAACCCGGCGAAAGATTGGGTCATAGCGTTCAGAATTGCCGCTCCGGTAACGAATACACCCGAACCGTTCAGGAAGAAATCATCGGAGGCACGTTGTACGCAAACGTGAGGAGTTGTCCCCCCTGTAGTATAGCCAATGGCGTATTTCTTGACGTTCGCCATTAGTACGCCTTCACCACTCCCCAGAACCGCTTCGCCTGTTCCGTCTGTGTCGTAGTCTTTTCGATGGAATAGAACGACAAGGTGATGCTGCTGTCAGGGTTTGAATCGTAGATGTAGCTCGCGAGAGCGTGACCCGTAGGAATGGGGGGGATGACCGAGCCAGCGGCGCGGGCCGTGGTCTTTTCTGTGAACGTTGAGGACGAGGTTGACTCGATCCAGAACGTCCCCGTAAAATCTTTTTTAAGACAGAAAACAAGGGCGTACACCTGACTAACGACAGGGGTGAACCCTTGAATCGCGTAGGTGTACTGAGTCCCGTTGGCGTTGATGCTCATTGAAACGCCTCCTGGGTTGAACAATAGCCGCCACGAATAAGCCCCGTTTTTACCGGAAGCCGAAAGTCCTCCTTCATCGGGAGTGGAGACAACCATTTTCCACGTCAGGTTAGACGTACCCATGAGGGTAGAAGAGGGATCGGTAGCGTAGCTGATTGACCCATTAGGCTCAAACCTAACCCCTTTTCCGGGCTTCTGGGTGACGCGGTTGGTCTTGGAGCCTGTAGGGGTAGTCCCCGCGCTCCAAGTGTGATTCAAGCCCTTTCCAGAAGCATCGTAGAACGTGTTTGCAGGGTCTTCAAAGTTCAGGACAAAGAGGGACGACTGATCCCATCCCGGCCCTTGGGGGATGAACCCGCCGTCAGGGAAAACCCCAAGGTCGCCGTTGGTTTCTCTAATCTTCCCTTCAACCTTCTGCCACGAAATCATCGCCGGGCCAATCAATGAGAGGCCGAAGGTGATGAACTGCCCCCTTAGAGGCATCCACTTGAACGGAGTTGTGTCCAAGGGTTGAGGGTTGAAGACGTATTCCCGCTCGTTCAGGTCTTCATTTGCCGCGAAGAGGCCGGGGTCAATAAACCCTGAGGACACGCGCCACGTCTGCCCGGAAGACTTCGCCGTGACCGTGGGAACGGAGGACAGCTTACCCCAGAACGAGTATCGGTTAATTTCAAGCAGCTTCCCTTCCCCGGAGAAGGCAAAGCCCTCAAAGGAGGCGGTGATGTCGATCCGGGCTCCGTCCACATCGGTGAAATCCGCGTCCGTGGTTTCGGCGGTTTCAATCTCAAGGAGGAAGCGTTCGTCTTGCGCCGCTGCCGCCCTCTCTCCATCCGCGAAGTTGAAGATTGCCGCGAACGTCTCGGGGTAGTCGTACAAAGACCATCCTTTTCCTTCCTTCACCCCCAAAGCGGCGATTGCGCCGTCTGGAATGAGCATAAGGAGCTTCCCGTTCATGTAGACGAAATCCGCTTTGGGATTGGCCACAACGGGAGCCGTGAGGTCGTAGATAGACTGGGAAATCTCGGTCTTCCCGATGTATTGGTGCCACCGCTGATCAAAACCAAGGTACCGGAAATAGCCGTCAGAGCACACGGCGCAAATGCCGATTCCCGTGATGTACCCCGTACAACGGAAGGACGGGACGCCTACCTTGTCGTCAAGCATCTGAACGAGGGAAGCGGGATTGCCTGATGCGATCCGGCGCGTGGTGCTGTTCCGAAAGCCTATCACGTCCTCAAGGAGGGTAAGGAGGGATTCGGTTCTTTCCCCATCACGTCCCGCGTTCAGGTACGCTTGGGCGTCCCATTGCTCCTGATACTGTGAAAACTGCTCCGTGGTGTAAAGCCAGTCTTCACGGATAACCGGGTCAATGTTGGGGCCGTTCGGGGCGATGAAATTATCACCGATACCAGAGGCCCAGATACGCCCCTTGTTCACGGTGCCAGTACGGCAGCCGGGGAGAGGAATAAGGCCGATAAGGTCAAGGCCAATAGCTTTGATTAGAACGGAATCGTCGTTATGATCTTCAATCCCGTAATAGTCTCCCGAAAATCCAGCTTCAACCCCCACGTTACCCGGAGGCAAGTCTCCCCCTGTATCTACAGGAGCAATTGTGCCAGACATTTCAGCGCGGGTAATTAAGGCGACTTCATACAGAACATCAGGCGTTCCCTGCGCGTCAATGGGAGCAAGTGGGTTGGATAGGTTCGATACTTGGTTTTTACTACGCCACAAACGTAGGTGTGTCCAATATGGGTCAAGCAAAATACTATCGTACATCCGAATAAGAACACCCGTTCCGTCCTCCGCAAGCTGATAGGTCGCTATTAGCCCATCTTCCAAAACCCTATTAGGGCCGGAAGCAACTAAATCCGCGCCATCCTTCTGAATCACCTTTTCAACCCCATAAGTCACCAACGCCCCGGCATCCATATTTCCGGGTTCGGGTTGAAAATCTGTGATAGCAAAAGCCTCCAACCCCATCGGCCTACCGTACAGAGTGTCAGCGTCTGCATCGTAGTAGATGATCTTATTCCCAGTGGGGGAAAAGACGTACACCCGATCGTTGTAGACCTTCATGTCTACGGGGTTCACGTTAGAGCCGACGTTTAAAGAGATAAGGCCGAGCGTACCCGTCTGGGGGGTGTCCCCGACGACAAGGGCGGCAACCTCGAAAGTCCCGCTGATTCCGCTTCCCCCAACCGCAATGAGGGCCAAGGTTTCAGGGGTATCGCCGTAGGCCGAGTCGCCTTGGGCGACAATCGTCATCCCATCCAAAAGGGTGACCTGATAGCTGGTTCCCCCGAAGTCCTCGATAGTAACCGTGTAGGTAACTCCCGGTGTGAGTCCGGTGAAAACGGGGTCGCTCAAAAACGCCGCCGCGTCTCCCTCAACGTCGAAGAAAGGTCCTACGATCTGGAAGGGGTTTTCCCCCTCCTTCTGCGCGTAGAACTCTCCCTGACCGCCTAATCCGACATTGTAGATGAAGTACTCCCCACCCAATGTCGGGAAAACAACCTTGTTCAAAATATCGTCAGGGAGAGCGATAGGGTCGGATTCAGGAACCAGAAGTTCCGATCCGCGCCGGGTTCGCAGGTAATCCCCGTTCATCCCGCCGTAAATATCGAAGTTCGTAATCTCCCGAAACTCGCTCGGCCCGATGTTAGTCACGTCCGAGAACGTATTCCGTCCGGAATACTTGTTCAGCTTGATCGGCTTCAAGTTCTTCACGACCACGCCGCCCCCGACGCTTGAGTCATGTTCGATCCCCTCCACTCCGAACGGTAAGGCGCAAGCAGGCTATCCACCCACCCGCCAAGGTTCGCCTTAACTACCGCGTCGATGGAAATAGGAGTGCTGTTCAAAAACGCCCCGGCGACCTGCTGGCAAGCGTTCGCGAAGTTGAAGTGGTACGCTTCGGGAACCAAAAGCGTATCATCCTCCGAAAGGTCGGTGATCGAAGGAGGGTTCTTCCAGTACACCCAATAGTATGGATGTTCGGTCGCCGCCTGCGGAACGGGATCGAAGGAGAAAAGGAACTGGTTTGAGAGGTCGTAGGTATTACCCGTCATGAACGGGTAGAGTCTATCCCCCCAGAATGCCCGGTAGTCCTCGGTCTGCCAAACACCGTTGATCGAGTACCAATACCCGAACTGGCGGATGAAATCAAGCCAGAACAGGTGAGGGGGGCGACGAGTCACACCCCAAATCTTCCTACAGGGAGGCGCAGTAGGGGCGCTATAAGGCCCCCGCCATCCGTGCTGATAGTTGCTGTCTTCCAAGGCACCAGCACCCGTCCCGGTGGTGATGCTAACCGCTTCTTCGGCGGTGAAAGTACCCGTGACCCCAGAAAGCTGCCATTTGTAGCCAGTATAGGACACCAGAACGCCCGTAGCGCCAGAGGTGGCACCAACTACCGTCTTGCCTACATCGGAGCTTACAGGGCTCGTATACCCCGTAGGATCGAATTCAAGCTCCGTCAGAATGGTCAGGGTCTGGTCATACACCAAGAAAGCCTGCTGGTTCTTCTGGAACACGTTCTTTTGAACGGAATCCATGACCAACATCACCTGCTCCAAGGAAAGCTGGTTGTTCGTCCCAAGGTTTACGAATGCGGCAATTTCAGTTAGTGTCATAGTGAAAACGGGGAGCCTTTCGGCCCCCCGCCTCCGGTTTAGTAGCTGCCCTCAAGCGTCACTTCAACAACAACGGTTCCATCCGTATACGCCGTAGGCGAAAGCCCACGGAGATACACGGACATGGACGTAGCATTGGCGATAACCGCCGCAGCCCCCGCACCGGCCCGACGAACGTTCACGCCCATGACCTTCGGGGTAGTACCCGAAAGGAAAGCGCGGTCGAACGTCTCATTGGCCGTGAAGGTGGTGTTGATAACGCTGGTGGTGGTCACCGAGACGAGACAATGCAACTGGTCGGTCGCATCGTTACGCCACGCGAGAACTCGATTGGTAATCATTGCTGATCCCCCTTACTGCGTGATGGAGCTTGCCGTGATGACAAGGAAAGAGGTTTCGTTGACGCGGGCCGACGTGGCCGCATCCGTCTGGTCGAGGTCGATACGGCGAACACCCTGCTTCTTGACACCGCAAAGGCTCTGCTCGAAACCGTAGTCTTCCGACAGCTTGTTTTCGAAGTTCAGTTCCTCCTTGACCGCCATGCCCAAAGCACCGTTGCCGTACAGCATCGCAATTTCGCCAGTACCCACGGTGCCAGTCGGCACAACGGGGATGCGATCGTCGCCCTGCGGGGTGATGTACTGGAAGTTCACGACGTTCGAGGCAAGGTTAATCAGGGGGGCGCGTTGATCCACGACCACCATCATGTTCTTGTAAACGCCCATGTAGCCCGTGACCACTTCGCCAATGGTTGAATCGGTGTACTTGAAGCGATCCTGAACGGAGCCAGCAGCAGCCGAAGACATCATCTGATACCACTGGGTATCGGAGATTTTCAACACCCACTTGACTTCCTTCTCACCCTGCATACCGGGCAAAGCGTTGATCTGCCGTGCGGCAATCAACTGAATCGCATCGAGAAGCGTGATGGAGAAAGTATCGGTGGAACCCATGCCGTCAAAAGCAGCTTCGAGGTTCGACATTGCCGTAGCATTTGTCGCGCTCCAAGTGTTCTTGACGAGTGAGCCGCCGAGCCAGAGCCAGATATTGGGATGAAGAACCTCGTCCAGCGGGTTGTCGATGTTCGACCCCTTTTCCGAATCCTGCCAGTAGGCCGGGTCGGTGAGGAAGATGTCCGCGCCTTCAATCGTGGCGCGCTGGTGGTCGTAGTCGTTTTCCTTGACGAAGGCATTGGTGACCATACCGGCAGCCTGCTCGGCAATGCGGTAGAATTCGCCAACGTCGCCTTCGACCGACTCGTCCGTCATGATCTGCGGAATGCGCTGCACGTTGTAGAACAAGCCTACTTCGAGCATGGTATTCCGGTTTTCACGACCAGCGGCAGGGTTCGGGCCACCAACAACGGTGACCGCGCCCTGACGGAGCGAAATCATCGTGGTACGGTAGGAACCATTGCGGAAGTCGTCCGTCACCTTCATCACGACCGCGCTAGGCACGGGACGGGACGACTGCTTCGGGATCGGCGTGTTTGCCGTGAACTGATTCGAGAACTGATCCCACACGCTGCTAAGCAGGTGCTGCGGAATCAACTTTTTGCGCCACGCCTGAACGCGGGCTGCGGGGATTACACTAGTGCGTGCCATTAGGCATTCCTTTCGTTTGACTACTCAATGCCGAAGTAGGCCCACCCGTTTTTCGGGATTTTGGCCTTGTTCAGTTCGCCGTTACCATCGAAGAAGTGCGCCGGAATCTTCCGGAAGTCATTCGACATTTCAGCGTATTGGGAGTCGGTGTATGATTGCGGGTTTGCGTCCTCGGTTTGAATCGAAGACAGTGATTTGTTGGGCTTATGCCCATAAGCCTGTTTCAAGCCCTCTTCACGGGCTCTCGCTACAAGCAGGTCGGAATCCCGGCCCTTCTTGATAAGGAGCGCGTTTTGAAGGCTTGTGCCCGAGTCTTGAGCAATCTGGAAAATCTCGTTGAATGCGTCGAGGCGGGGGTCTTCCTTGCCATGCACCACCCTATCAATGATAAGGTTGCGCAGGCCCGGAATGTCCTTGATCCCATCCAAGGACTGCGAGACGGCAATCATCTCGTCAACGACTTGCGCCGCGACGGTCTGACGGACTCCCTGCTCCTGAATGGTCTTCTGGTGCCCTTGGAAAGTGCCTTCCAGCTTCTCCAACCGCTCCTGCAAAGCCTTGTTCTGGGCGATCACCTTGGAGGTAATCCCGCCAGTCAATGCGTCTGCATCGGCAAGCACGTCAGGATCGAAATCGCCGCTCGGCTGCTGCGTCTGCGACTGGGCTTTCGGCTTGAGGCCGTAGGCTTTCTCCACATACTGCAACGCTTCCGGCTTGCCTTCCATGAAGTCGCGCCACAAAGCCGCTTCCGACCTCGCCGCACGTTCCAGTTCGGACTTGGCGGCTTTCACCGCTTCGCTTTCTTTGCCGGAAGCAAGGGCTTTCAAGCCGTCAATCTTGGTGGCCAGTTCTTCGGGGGACTTTGCGCCCACCTTCTTCATGGCTTCCTCGATGTGGGGCGGAATCTCGACCTTCTCGACTTTCTCAACAGGCTTTTCAGCCTTCTCTTCCTTCTTCGCTTCCGGCTCCTTCGGGCGATCCTTGGGGGCCAACTTCTCGTCAACCCATTCCTCGTAAATCGCCTGATCTTCGTCGGAAAGCTTCTTG